GGCACGTGCATTGCATGTGGTCTGGCGTCCCTGAGGCCCCACCATGAGACACTGAACACTTGTACACCCGTTCTTCAGTAAGGGGGACATTCAGTCATAGAAGGTGTCCACCCCCCCAATCTCTGTGTTGGTTTGGGTCCCTCCTCTCTCTGTGGAAGGGGTACTGCTAGGTCTTGACGGTACGGTTGTGATGTTTTACGCTTGTTGGCACTGGTAGCAGTGATGTTGTCAGTCGCACTTAGGGACCTGCTGAGTCGACATCATGTGGGTTATGCGTACGGAGTGATGAGGAACCTCAACCCGGTCTTAAGCTGGGGGAGAAAGAAGTCCAGGTGGCCCCTTAGGGCCTTGGGGCGATGATGGTGAGCGTGCAAAGTGCTTACTGGAGCCCCAGGGTCTGCTAGCTGGCGTTGGTTGCGGCGTGTCTGTGGATCATCTGGGAGGACACCTGGCCTTTCCCTGGTCTGTACCGCTCGTGGCTTAGGCTCAATAATTACATAGGACCGAACGGCCCTGGCAAAGCGATTAGGCACGAACAGGTAGCACCAACTGCCTGGCCAGAAGGGAAAGAGGTCTGTTTGTGAGGACATTCGGTATTGTTCTCAGGGATGGTTGTAGGGGATCGAGATCCAGATATCAGGTCTTGATCTCCTAATCTCAATTACCGAAGCTTCGACGGCACGAAGGGTGCAACCTACTACGAAGCATTGGGCCAGGTTTGTCTTGAAACCAATGGACAAGGGATAGATAGTAGTCGTTGAGAGGGCGAGGTATCGTCCTATGCCAAGGAGGGCATAATGGCTGTTGTTCAGGATTACATTGATTTCGCTGTGTCGATGAAGATTGGCGATCAAACAATGTCAGATATCTCTTTGTCACTGCCTGATGATTTTAGGCGGTTTTCTGGTGTGAAGGTTGAGTCCTTTAATATTGACACCGTAACGGTTCCTGGTGGGGCTGGTACTCTTACTATCCCCTTTACATCTCTCGAAGAGAGCATGTTCATGGTATTCTTCTCCCACCCCGTGAGCATTACAGAGATAAACGGATCGACTATTGCCGACACGTTTTTTACGAGCTTTGTGGCATTTAGCCGGATGGGTGCAGGAACGTCTTCTTTTAATGCGAATATTTTGAAATTTGTAAATAATCTCCACACCCCGAACTACACCTCCACCGGCGGTGGTTCCACTACCCCCGTGGAGTCGTATGTCTTCCATGCTAAGTTGGTGGCGTAATGTCTAATGGCGGTGAGGGTGAATTGGAGAGGGTTGTGAGCTTAGGGGTTGCGATTGGACATTTACCCGCAGAGACGGTAGATGCGATGTTTGCCGGTTTGTCTTGGGAAGCGGATAAGACATCCGACCTATCGGTACGCGCTGCTGTGGTGGCTACCTTTGCTGCTGCCAGGGTGGAAGCGGAGATGATGTCTGATGAGGAGATATCCCCAAAGATGCGTCTGCAGGCAGCGAAGCAGTTCAAGGAGGGGTTTGTTAGCGCCTCCAAGCTGGTGGGGGAGGCCATGACCTCCAGAACGCGCAGAAGGTCGCCTGTGTCAGCTGAAGCAGCTTCTACTGTCCCAGAGGCCTTGGCATCGCTTTATGAGGGTGACGATGGTTGATGCCAACCGTCTCCAGAGGTTTCGCTCTGACTGCCTGGCTGACATCTCCTTCTTCCTTGAAAACCCAGTAGCTCCAATGTTCATAGCCCCTGAGAAGGGGGAAATCTCCCCAATTAACTTGAGAAGGGTTCAGAAGCGATTGGCTCGTATTGTCAATCGCCAATGGTTCAACCAGGGGTATTTGCGGATTATCGAGTGTAAGGCTCGTCGGATTGGCTCCACTACCTTCTTTTGTGGGGATGCGTACAGACGCGCTACTCTTGTTCCCAACACAAACGTAGTGATAGGCGCACAGCTGGATGATATGGCTGAGGAGATCCACCGCCGCAACCACATCTTCTGGGCCCACTATCCTCAACAGCTGCGTCCAGATAGGTGGGGGAGTTCCAAGAGCTTTAAGGAGTCTATGGAGTTAAGGAGGGATGTCGGAGACGACGAGATGGCAGATTGGGAAGCCACTGGAGTAAAGCCAGACACTGGCCTTCACTCTTCGATCTCCATCTTTACCGAGAGAACGCCCCTCGCACGTACAGGCGCGACTATCCAGTATCTCCTTCTGTCTGAGTTTGCGAAGTACCGCAACCAATCGACGATCATTAAGGAGATGTTCCCCACTGTGAGAAGGGGGACGGGTGCGATTGTGATCGATACTACAGCTGAGGGCAGGGGGGATTCCTATTCCAGGCTGTGGGAAGAGGCAATCGCGGGGCGTAGTGAGTTTGAGCCGGTGTTTATTGGCTGGTTGGATGATGACCAACAGTGTCACCAGCAACCAACTAAAGAGCATGTGGAGGACTTTGGCCACTGGCGTAGGTGCATTCTTAGAGAAGACCTGGGTGGCATGGCCAGGTACCAGAAGAAGATGGGGTTGGATGAGGATGAGGTAGACCTTCTTGAAGACTTCATCATCCCCATGTGGGGGAAATCATCTCCTGAAGAGCAAGCTCTCCTTCATCCGATGGGATGGATTGAGTGGAGACGGTGGGCGATTGCCGACAGATGTGATGGGAAGGTCCAGGTTTTCAGGAACCAATACCCCACTCATTGGCGCGAAGCGTTCATTTCGAGTGCTATTACGATCTTCGATATGGCTCAGATCTCAAAGCAATCAGATCGAATCGCACTTGAACCACCACCAGAGAGGGGTGAGTTGGTGAGTAGGGTGGGGAGCAGAAGGGCCTTGGATGTCGATCCAGAGGTCATGATGGCCCAGGTCGATAGGTCCAGAAAGCCCGTATCGCCCAATGACTTCATCTTTGTTCCAGAATCCTTTGGCCCCGTCTATATCCACGAGCACCCCATTGAGGGGGAAGAGTATGTGGTGACCAGTGATTATGCTGAAGGAGTCAGCGATAACTGTGACTACAACACCATTCACGTCTACAAGCGAACGGACATATTGGAGCAGGTGGCTTGGTTCAGGGAGAAGTGTTACCCGGAGGAAGCTGCGAGTGAGGCAATTGCACTGGGTGCCTATTACCGGATGGGTTGGCAGGTACCTGAGGTGAACTCATGTGGCGCTGCGGCGTTGGCTTTGTTTCGGACCTGCTATCCTGCTACTTCTATATTCAGAAGAAAAGCTGCGGACAATGTGAAGAAAAGCGCCCCCAGCGACCTGATGGGCTGGAGGATGACCGGGCGGTCAAAAGCTGAAGCAGTGAGTGCCGCTACTACCTATTGGAAGCAGGGTTTGTGCATTGTCCACAGCCCCAATACGTTGCGAGAGTTAGAGGTATTTGTAAAGAAATCATCTCGAATGCTTCCAGAAGCGATGAATGGTACAGATCCAGTCACCGGAGAGAGCTACCACGATGATGACGTAACCTGCTTGGTTCTCGCTATTTTCGCTGGTCGACAGCTTCCATACAAAGGAAAGTGGGTAGACCCAGCCAAGAAGGAAGAGGAAGCTCGCAAGTGTTCCCATTGGGCCGTTGCTGGTGGAAAGTGCATTAAATGCCGAGAAGAGATAGCAGCTGCAAAAGAAGAACCATTGACATTAGAAACCCTTCGGTCGATGGTAAAGCAGCATACATCCCAAAAAGTGGGGCAAATCCGACAAAATGAGATGCTCCGATTCTGGATAGGAGATAACTAATGGCTGAACAGCAGGGCGCTCCATTCGTGTATGCCAATAACGTGTTCCTTAACATGGCACCACAGGGACCAGGAGGTCCGGGTGGCAGGCAGATGACCATGGGAGAGCGACTTGCGACCTCGCGCACGGGCCGCACTCCTATGGAGGAGAATGAGCGTGAATTTGCCATGGGTGCATTGCGAGGTGCCTACAATCAGAATGTAGATAGGCAGACCCGCGTACCGGGCACCCCCTCTGTCCCTGGTACAGAGAGGCAAATGAGGTTTACGAATGTAGGTCGCGAAAGAGGTGGGCTTCTCCCTGGTCCCCATAAGACGGCAGGTCCCCCTGGTGTGATGAAGTCTGGCAGTTTGATGGGACGAAAGAATGCGGTCCTCGGAAGAATGGGGGAGACAAGGGGATTGCAGGAACAGAACCAAGTCGCTCAACAGCAGTTTAGCCAGCAGATGAAAGCAATGGAGCAGCAACCACAACAACCACAACAGCCGCAAAGGCCCATGACACCGTTTAATCCAATGCAGTCATACGGTGGATTGGGATAGAGGTTAACGATGGCTTTTCGATATCCTGGCAACGAGCCCACTCAAACAGTTAGAACTCCAGAAGCCCCATCTACTTTCTGGTCTGATTTGGCATCCATTGGTTTGGGAATTGGCGGCGCGGTTGGTGGTTTCGCTCTTGCTGGTCCAGCTGGTGCGGGGGTAGGGGCCGCTTCTGCCGCTCAGATTGCTGGCATTGGGGCTGGTTTTGGGATAGGTAGCCAGGTAGGTAGCATGGCTGGTGGGTGGATGGACCCGGATATGGCCTATAGCGAAGAGGAGGTCCCAATCCATATGGGGCCAACAGCTGAAGAAATGGCAAGAATGCAGGCTAGATATCAGCCAGCCCAATTGGATTTGATGCGAAGGGAGTTCGCGCAACAGCAGCCATACACCCCCTTTCAAGCCCCAGATTTTGATTTCGGTTCATTCAGGCCCCAACAATTACCCGCCCAAGGAAGTGGTGGTGGAATGTATCCGGGTATGTACACCTAATGGCTGCTAACAACACCTCTGATTTGCTGAGTTACGTTAAGAAGTCCGTCAAGCGCAACAAGGATGCGAGGCGACCGGTTGAGGCTCGATGGTATGAGAATGCTGCATTTGCTGCAGGGTTTACGTCAGTCGAGTACGACCCTCGTCGTCAGCGACCTGTTGCTGTTGGGGGTCAGACGGACGAGTCTACCAACCCTCAGGTGCAGGACAAGTTACGTAAGTACCAGGCGAAGCTGATTGCCCCAAGGGCCATGCCTCAGTGTGTGGCGGCTAAGAATGACAGGGATGCGCGTAGGCGAGCCGAAGTGGCGAATGCTCTGATTCTTCATTTCTGGGAGAAGAAGGAGTTCATCTACGCTGACCACGCATCGAAGCTGAACATGATGGTGTTTGGCAATGGATTGCTTGCTACCCAGTGGAATCCCACGAGTGGTGAGTGGGTGACGGAGTACGAGTATGAGGGTGGTTCCCCTGTGTACGATACGTTTCCAGATCCTGGGCTAGATGCGGAGGGGTTGCCATTACTGATAGACCAGCCGATGAAGCAGGTGCGCGAAGCGCGTAGCCAGAGTTGGCAATCAGGTCTACCTCATATGCGTTCTGTTCACCCGTTCAATTTCTTTCCAGATCCACAGTGGCGTCATCTGACGACAGATCAGTGCTTGAACTACGCTGAGAGGAAGTTGGTTCCATTTGATTTGGTTGAGCATCACTTCCCTGATATCGACATTGATAAGGTGGGGTATATTGAGGCTGGTGAGGATTATTTCCTATTTCGTGAGGTGGATGCGTCTTTTGGCCTTCGCGGTGAGGATAGTGCGTTCCATGCCAACAGGATGGTTGAGGTCTGGGATTTTTATCATTCCCCGATAGTCTTGCCATCGAAGGGCATTAAGTACCCCAGGGGCTTTAGGATGATGGCTATTGGCGATCAGATAATCGATCTGATTGATCATCTCCCTTACAATCAATACCCACACTCCACATTTAGAGACAGGCAATACAGCGACCGTGGCTGGGGAATGTGCATTACTGACGTATTGCGTATGGCTCAGAAGCGTTTGGATTTGGTGGAGAAGATCCAGATCCGCGCAGCTGAACGCTCTGCAGACCCGCCTCTGTTGAAACCACAGGGCAGCAGTGACGTAGCATTCCAGGGGAGGCCTGGTGAGGTTTACGAGTACATGCCGTATGGGGAAGAAAAGCCTTCGTACATGATGCCCCCGGCTATCCCGCCCCATCTTTTTCAGATGAGGACAGATGCTCTTGCTGATCTCGAATCCCTCTCTCTTACAGCTGCTCCTGTCGGCGGCTCTACCCCTGCCAGGGGTGATAGCGCGGCTTATCTCGATAGATTGCTGGAAGAGAATCAGGCTGCAATGGCTCCTACGGTTCAAGAGATTGAGGTGGCGAAGTCCCACCAGGCGGCGACTTTATTGCGTCTTTCTCAAGATCACCTACCCATTGGCTTTAAGTTTACGGTCATGGGACGGGATAAAATCCCTCATGTGGAAGAGTTTGACGGGAAGAGTTTTGACTTGTTGGAAGTCAGGATTGTTCCTGGTTCTGCAGCGATGACATATCCGGGTCAGTTAAGGACTTCGGTTATGCAGCTGGCTGCGAATGGTTTGTTGCAGGACACTTCTCCTCGTTCTTCGATTATCACCGAGTTAATGCTGGGTGCGCCTATGGCGGCTCGGCTGACGGATTTGGATGAACCGGGTGATAAGGCGGTGACGGAGATTAACATTCGCCGCATTTTGGAGGGTCGCGAGCCATTCTTTAAGGAATGGATGGACCATGAGAAATGCATTAGGGTTTTGTTGGAGAATATGAGGGATCCAAGATATTTTTTGGAATTCTCTGTTGACCATCAGGATAAATTAGAGCAATTATTGCAGCGACATCAGGCAGCTATTGCCCCGCAACCATCTCCTGAAGCAATGATGGGGATGGAGGGTACTGAGGGTCAAACGGCAATGCCAGGTGGCGCAGGTGGTCGAGGTGGAACTCAGGCAGCACCGAGAGGAGCGGCTCAAGTTCCAGCAAAGTCACAAGGTTACACAGGGCCGATGGGAGGAGGAGCGCAGGGCAACCCCCTCTTATCGTTAATAGCAGGGAAGGGTAAAAAATGAGTAAGTCAGCCGAAGATAGGATTGCAGAGCTTGAAGGTCAGTTAGGTGAGGCATCAGAGACTGTTGATAAGATGAAAGCCAATTACAACACTGTTTATTCGCATATGCAGCAAGCAGAGCAAGCGGCCATGTATTACAAGGGCAAGCTTGAGGCTGGTGTGTCGGATGATTCTTCCTTGTATGGGGGAGATGACAGCGGTTCTGTGGATGACACTTCATCTGAGCTTGCGGCGGCGGGTTTGAACGGGACTTCGTCTCGTGCGGACATTTCCAATGCTATTGACAAGATTGTTGCTTCTCGAATTGAGCCTCGCTTAGAGCAGGTCGAGAGATTTGCTAGTGATGCATTACAGCAAACGGCTGGTAGGGAAGTGGACAGGGCTCTTGAGAGTTTCAAGAACCAGCATCCAGAGACTTCCGACATCATGGATTTTGAACGATTGGTCTTGTTGGACGCTAGCGATGAGATTCGTCGTCGCACCGCCACTGGCGAGCATGTAGACGACATTAAGGAATTGGCAGTTAGCGCTGCCAAACACCGTGTAGAGCGATTCAACAAGGAAAAGGAAGAGCGGACAAAGATGAATCAGGTGCGACGAGAGTCTGCCCAGAAGAAGGCAATGTTGCCTGACATCTTTTCTGCCGCTGGTTTTGAAGAGCCCCCATCAGCCCCCAAGGATGCCCAGGAAGCTGGAGATCTCTTGGAGTCCTTGGTGAGAGCCAAGAACCGTGGGGCTTCACTCTAACGGAGTAAAAAGATGCCTGCTTTTACGCCAGCTCAAACGACTGCTTTTGGCGCGTTTAATGAGCTTTTTCAGTACACTTATGCTGATGTAATTATTAAGGTTCTCGACACTGTTGACGATTTAGAGAAGTGGATTGACTCCGTCAACTGGGATGACTGGAACGGTGGAGATTCCAAGTACTATCTCTACAAGACTGCTGAGGGCTCTGGCTCTCGTTTCATTGGCGGTACTGGTCCTGGTGCACAGGCTCCGGTTCTTCCTGCTTACAATCCCCCTGCTTACGATGAGGCTACGATTCGTTTGTTTCCTCATCTGGACATTGTGGAGATCACGGGTCCGAAGCTTGTTCGCGCACATGATAAGCCCAATATGTACCGGCAGATCATGGACGAGTTGGTGATGGACGCTAAGGATTCTCACCGGAATCGGATTGGTCCGAAGTACTGGTGGGGAACTCAAGGTGCTACGGCTAACTCTGGTGTTTTGGCGCTTTGCACGAGTGCTGGAGGGGTTCCTGCTGGCACGAACATCAATGTTCGGCAGCGTGAGACTGATGCTACTCTTGCCAATACCAAGGCTTACATGGCCAATTACGCTGGCGCTCGTTTCTTGCGAGTGGGTCAGCAGGTTGCAATTGGTACTGCTGTAGAGCTTACCGCTGGCACAGCTGATGTGGCTATTGTCTCTCAGGTGAATCAGGGCAACCAGACGATTCAGCTTGACCGGGCCGTTGTCGTTGTCGCCAACGACTTGATTGTCGAGGGTGATGCGAACGGTAACGAGTTTGGTGGGGTTGTTACTGGTCTACATGATGCGATTAGCGACGTGGGCACGTACCACGGCATTAACCGTGCGAATGTGACACCTTGGCAATCATTTGTGGTTCGGAATGGCGATGTTCTTCGTGACTTCAACCATTTCCGCATTACTTCTTTGCTGATGCGAATCAGCGAATTGGGCCCACGCTCGATTGACGAGCTTAAGCCTGTCATCTTTTCTCACTCCTCATTGCTGCAGGTTTATTTGCAGGAGGTCGACACGGTCTACATGCAGACGGATTTGAAGGCTCTGAAGGGTCACACGACTATCGCGTATCAATATGGTGCGAAGCAGATCCCATGGGAGACTACCAGAAGCCACCCGATGAACAGCTACCACGTGATGGATACGTCACAGTTGAAGCGAGTTCGTTTGGGTGATTACGGCTGGGACACCTCGACGGGAGCCATCTGGAAGCAGATTCCAGGGACGTTCGCCTTCCAGGCCTTTGCGTACAATGAGTTCGAGCTTGTTTGCGAGAACCCACGTACCCAGGGCAAGGAAGAGGATATCCGGGTTCCGCAGGGACTCATCTTCACCTAGATGTCATCTGCTGGGGGGCCTTGAGCCCCCTGGCCCTTATAAGGAGGAAAGCAAATGACTAGCTTTCAAGATGCCCATAAGGTGTCAAATGAGTTGGCTGAGGTGCTTGTAACGACGCCACCAATCAACCTCATTACAAGGCAAACCGATTGGGTCAATCCAATTGGGACGTATGTGGCCTTACCTAGCGTTGCTGTTAGCGGTCGCCGTTACCGAGTTCTTGAAGTGGGATGTACGATTCAGACTGCTGGAACTGCCGCTCATTCTGGAGTAATTAGTGTGGGTATTGTGGGCGATACCGACGCCTTTATTGCATTAAATAACGCGGATCTGCCAGCAACAACAGTGGTTGGAGAAACCTACAGCACAAGCGCGGGTGGTGCAGATGCCTGGTCTTTTGCTGGCGCTGGTACAGGTAATATTGATTCAGATGGGGTTGCGTTTTTGGGTATCGGTGAGCAAATTATTTTTACCATTGGCTCGAATGTTGCAAACGGGCCCCATGCGATATTTTTTGCGAAATTAGCGCCAGTTCTAGCGCGTGACATCTTTGTTTAATAGGAGAAGAGAAGATGGTTAATGATTCAATGAGAAGTGGCCCCAGGGGGGCAACCCCGCAGGCATCGTGGATGGCTCCACAGGTCATAAAATTAGAGGTTGAGGATAACACCGCAGATGGTGGATCTCCCCGTAATTTTGACAGTAGCGCAGGTGGAGCAGGTGTTTGGAGGCCACCTCCTGGTACTACGTGGCGGCTTGTTTCTGTAACTGCTCATATCACTGAGGTGTTTGGGGCCGCTGGGAGTGCCTTGGATGTTGGTACAAGCGCGGATGCCAATGCCTTTGTTGCTGCTTTTGTAATTCCAAATACCACTGCTGCCGGTGTGATGCTTCCGATTCTCCAGAACGGGGTTGGTTTTGGTCTTCATACGGGTAATTTTGCCATTACATCCACCCAGCCTCTTAC